ACCGTTTATGAGTGAAGTAGGGTTACCAGGTGATACGTTTGATATAAGTCTGGATTGTGATGAGAAGACGTTACCGACGACTGGGCCGTTATTTGGAAGTTATAAAGTGCAGTTAGATGTATTTGAAGTGCCAGTGAGATTATTTCAGGGAAAATTACACCTGAATAAATTGGAGTTAGGTAGAGAAATGGATAAAGTGCATTTACCTCAAGTGAAGTTGACGCATGCGTATAAAGCTCAAGATATATATGATGATAATAGTCAGATTAATCCGAGTTGTATATTTAGTTACTTAGGAATTAGAGGATTAGGAAGAACGAAGAATGAAGCAAATGGTATAATAAACAGAGAATTTAATGCAGTCCCATATTTAGGATATTGGAGCATATTCAAGAATTATTATGCGAATAAGCAAGAGGAGAATGCGTATGTGATACACACAAAGAATGGGAATACAGATATTACGACATTGTCGCAGTATACAGTACACCAAAATGGTGTGGTAAGTAGTATTTTTCAAACTGCTCAAACATATAATGCGGGAGACTTAAAAGAATATAGAATTAAATATAATAAAGAGACAGCAATTGGAGATATAGATTTTTATAAAGCTAGAGTAAAATACAGAAGCGGTAGTGCACCTTTAGCAATACAATATGTGAGCGATTTATTCGATAATTATAAATATGAATGGATTGACGGGGGGTATTGGTTAGTATGTTATGATTTTAAAGGATTAGATGAGGAAGATTTAGAGAATACGACGACATGGCAAAGATACAATACAACACAAGAAAGTACGATACCATATGCGAATGATACGACAGAATTAGAAGAATTTCCGTTAGTGAATATTGATGAGATGACAATGGATTTGTTGACAGATGTTAGAAATACGGGAAGTTATGAGATAGATAGTGCGTCGAGAACGCCATATAGTTTACCATTGAAAGTAGAAAATGGAGCTAGATGTATGATTGGAACGCAAGAAGGATTGGCATTGAAGACGTACCAGAGTGATAAGTTTAATAATTGGATTGATACTGAATGGATAGATGGAACAAATGGAGTTAGTCAAGTAACAAGAGTTGGAACAGATGTAGATGGAAGTTTCACAATTGATGCGTTAAGTTTAGCAAATAAAGTTTATAAGATGTTGAACAGAATCAACATGAGTGGTGGAAGTTATAATGATTGGATAAATGCAGTGTATAGTCATGATACAGTGAAGAAAACAGAAAATCCAGTGTACCATGGAAGTTTGATAAAGGAGTTAGCATTTGAAGAAGTGGTAAGTACAGCAGAAACAGAAACAAGTGATACAGATCATGCATTAGGAACGTTAGCAGGACGAGGAAGATTAACAGGAAAACATAAAGGTGGAAAGATGATAGTGAAGTGTCATGAGCCGTGTTATGTAATGGGAATTGCAAGTATAACGCCTAGAGTAGACTATAGTCAGGGAAATAAATGGGATACGAATTTAAAAACGTTGGACGATTTACATAAGCCTGATTTAGACCAGATTGGATTCCAAGATTTGATAACTGATGAAATGGCGTGGTTTGATACAGAGATTGACCAAAACGATGGAGATAAGATTGGATTTAGTTCAGTTGGAAAGGTGCCAGCATGGTTAAATTATATGACGGCAGTGAATCAGACAAGAGGGAATTTCGCAGAGGGAAATAAAGAGATGTTTATGACATTGAATAGAAGATATGAAGCGACGAATGAAAGTGGTAAAGAGGGTATTAAAGATATTACGACATATGTAGACCCGAGTAAGTTTAATCACATATTTGCAGATACGAATTTAGATAGTCAGAATTTTTGGACGCAGATAAGTGTAAATAACACCGCTAGAAGAAAGATGAGTGCAAAAGTAATACCTAACCTATAAAAAAGAAAGAAATGGGATATAAAGTGCCTAAAATGGCGAAAACAATAGTAAATGGAGTACCTAAAGTATATGGGGAAACAATAGAAGAGAAAGTAGAGCGAGTGGTAAACAATGGAGAACCGATTGAGGACGGGGCGCCGAATGTATACACGGAGCGAAAACACGGAGTATTAGCGGAACATGATATTCGAACGGATAGATGGGAAGTGGCGACTGATGCTATGGATTCAGTGCAGAAAAGTACAAAGGCTCAAAGAGAGAAGAAAGGGATTACTAAAGACAACATTGTAAAAGATGAAGTTAAAGAGAGTAAAGACCAAGGTAAAGTGAGTAATGGAGAGTAGCGAGAAGCTAGTCATTATGTGAAGTGTTTAATGGGGCATTTGGAAACTTATGCCCTATTACTTAAAACACGACTACGCACATAATAATATTATATCAAGTAAAGAGTAAAATGCTTTTAGGAAAAGCACGAAAATAAATAATCAGAAATTATGAGTAACGGAAGTAATGGATTAGCAGCTGCGGGAGTTGGAGCAGTTGGAGGTTTGTTGGGAATGATTGGACAAAATAAAAGAGCCAAGAAAGCACACAACAGAAATAAAGAATTAATGGGAATTCAGTTTGGTAATCAACAAGCGTTGAATCAAC